GACTGCGAATCAGTGCCTACCCCGTTGTAGCCGTCATAGCTTCCGTTATATAAGACAGTATTAAAATGCTCTGACGGAGTAACAGTTGGGTCATCGAGATTGCTGGCGTTAAGGCTTTTGAATCCGGTGGGTATCTCGTACAGAAACTCATCGTTGTCTGGAGTGCCTGTTTCTTGACCACGAAATGTATTGTCCTGACCAAAGTTCCAAGTGCATTTATCGCGATAAGATTGAGCAAAGTAATATTCCCCTGCTGATATTGAAGTCTCCCCGCTTGACCCGACAGTCCCGTTCCAAGTTCCGTTTTTGCCCCACCAGACTTTGTTGTTATCTAAATCTAAAGCAATCTGAATTACGTCTCCTGTTGAAAGCGCACCCCAAATACTTGTCCCGCTTGCGTTGTGGTAGACATCCCCGTGAGGTTTATAAAGCATATAGCCAAACGCCCCGTTTCCACCAATGTAAGTGCTAGTGTTTTCTAAGCAATCGACTCTCCCAATACCAACCATCTGATAGCCATTATCATCAAACCTAGCTTCAGCGTACCATTTGCCTGAGCTAACTGCGATGGTTGAAACTATCTTGTTGTATGTATAGCTTGAATCTGTAGTAAGATTTCCTTCGCTAAAAGTATTTGAGCCAGACACGACTACATCAGAAACCGGATTCATAGTAGCGTAATTCTTCGTCGGCGTATCCAGCATTACATCGTGGCTACTAATGCCTGATGTTGAAAAATCATTAGAGTTGGATGTGCTGTCCGATCCAATGTCGCTGTTGTCCTCAAACTTTAGGTGAAACGAATTGCCAGAGTAGCTGGACATATCGAACGCCTTTGGCTTGTAAGAGCCGTACCCTGTACTCTGAATAAAGTTGTTAACTGGCTCAATAGTAGACCCGTCAACAAAGTATAGGTCTGCTAAATACCCTTCATACCGATACCTAAACCTATCCGCTTCATCACCTATGCAATGCTGCACGTTTTTAGTGCCTTCATAAGAAGTGGTAGTTGCCTTGCCTAAAAGATGATTTGTAGCACCTGAAGTTGGGTAAGTGCCACTGAGGTTAGCATCAGGTTCCCGAACTCCGTTAAAATAAATCTTTAACCTGTCAGCAGCAGTTGATTCATCAGTGTCTATTAGGATGGCAATGTGCATCCACGCACTAACATCTCTAAATACCCTCGAAGTAGTTATAGAAAATACGTTATTTTGCGGGTCAGGGTATGAAGCGATGCGAAACGTGTTATCTGACTTAAATCGAACATAAAACGTATTTGTATTCTCGGAGTGAGATGTTGCACTAGCAGAAAATATATCTTGGTTATCTCCAAGTTCTGACCTTTTAACCCAAAAAGCTAGAGTGCTGACTTTACTGCTAGTTGGTGCGCTACCGAATGTTTTTGTCAGCATATGGTAAGCTCCAGACTGAATCCGCACGCTGCGAGTGACAGGATCAGAGTCACCACCACTCGCAGCACTAGCCAGCAACAAAGGATTGGCAGAGCCTATTCCCATTACTCAGCTTCTTCGGCGGGTGCTTCGGGCTGCGGCTTTTGCCATTCAAACTGAGCGGAAACCGGAGCGGCTTTCTTCGCCTCAATCTCAGCCTCAATGCTGGCGTGCCATCCACCCTCTTCACTAGCTTGCTGGCAGAAAGGAGCTACCCACTCTGGAGTGATGTCCTCGAAATTCACAAAGCTGTCTGTAGGTGCGTCTAGCTTAACCATAGTGTCGCGGTAAGCTGCTTGCCCAGTGTCAGAGCATTGGCCTGTCTCGCCGACTACAATGTCAGTGATGACGTTAGATTTTCCCGATTCGTGGCTTGCGATAATGCGGGGTTCGATTCTTGTATATGCGTAATTAATAGGCATGATTATTTATTGTTGGTTAACTGACGTTGGTTAGGTAAGTGGCACTAACAGTAGTTGAGCTATCTACATAGTATGCAATTAGGTCTACGCCTGAAGTGCTGGGCGTTGGAGTTGTCCCAGACTGCCACTTAAATATTGTGCTGAAGGTTGTCGCGCCTCCACCTTGGGCCAGACGGATTACGCCGGATTGCCCCACGGTTAGGCCAGAGCTACTGCTTGTTTCTATGTTGGTTGATCCAGACGAAGGTATGCTCACTTCAAAGTTATTCCCTGCATCCAGATCAATAGAAGCAGCGTTTGATGCAATCGTAACAGATTGAGCTTCTGCGTTGCTGGACTTCTTGACCGTGACTCGGCCAGTGGAGGCAATCCGCATCCGCTCCGAAGCTGTACCGCCTACTGCGGCTGTTTCAAAAACAAGCCCATCACCGTATGCTCTTATTAAAGGTTTTGTAGAATCTGAGGCAATGCCTAGTGCGGGGTTAGTTGAGCCATCGTCTCCTGCTGTTCGAGTAAAGTAAGCAATGCCTGACCCAGTGTTGACTTCAAGTTTGCCAGACGGGTCAGAGCTTCCCACCCCCAAATTGCCATTATTATCAATCCGCATTGCCTCGGATTTAGTCCCAGAGAGGCACGTTGAAAACTTCAATTCAGTATGACCCGAATCACTATCTGGAGCTATCTCAGCAACACCGTTACTGGCATTGTAGCTAATGTTTAATCGGTTTGTTGTTGTACCGCTGCCACCAGCTACATTCAGTTGACCGTAGAAGTAGGACGCACCGCTTGAATCAATCCGCATCCGTTCAGTGTTGGCAGTGTGGAGTGACAGGTAATTCGATCCTTCGTTGCCGTGAATAAATTGATGCTCGTCCGAGCCTAGGTATAGGTATCCATCATTGTCGCCATCCTCACATCGTATTGAACCTCCGACAATGTGTAGCTTTTTGGATGGGCTAGTCGTGCCTATTCCAGCATTGCCACTTGAATCAATGGTCACCTTCGCGTCATTATTAACGCGGAACTTCATGCTGTCATCGCTATGGTCGTAGCTAACAGCACCCCTCGTATTGTCTCCGCTTGCTGTGCCGTCTGAAAAAACCAGCCAGCCCGTATCAGAAGTTCCGGTTTTGATCGTAATGCCAGCGTGGTCGTTTCTTGCGACAACTAAATCATTGGCATTGGAATAATAAGATGATGGACTTGACGAACCAATCCCTACTAGTCCGCTTGAATCAATCCGCATCCGTTCTGTGGTAGACCCTCCTGTTGTTACCGTTCCGAACATTAGCGGCTGACCATCTGCCCACATATACTGACAAGAGTTATCATCACGGTTCAGAATCCATCCGAGGGTGTCTGTTCCGTTTCCCTTCTTCCAATACTGAATGCAGTAATCATTATACAGATCGAGGTCATCTCTTATTATTGCTTTATTTTTAAGGTCAACAGTCCCATCAGAACCAATCCGCATCTTAGTGGAGCCATCAACCCTAAAGGACATTGTGCTGCTGGCAACCGCACCGTCCTCATCAACACCAATCCGAAGATCAGCTTCATTAGTTTCAACAGTCGATGAACCTGTGGTGTCAGTCAGCTTAATCCCTGCACCTGCATCCGTGCTTTCAAATAATGCGACAGTGTTGGTGCCTCCTGAATTAACGTGTAGCTTTTCAGACGGAACTGCCGTGCCTAGGCCGAGCCGTCCACTTGAATCAACCCTAAACCGTTCAGTCCCGCTCGCGCCGCCGTTATAGAATGAAAACCCACCAGTACCACTATTAGCTACAATTTTAGCATCGTCGCTGTTAAAGGAAACGTGCTTTGCGGAGCCTGTAAGTTGGATTGATCCGTGAACATCGAGTTTTTCGCTCGGCGTGACTGCGCCCAAACACAGGTTGCCTCCGGTTGTTAATATAAACTTATCTTGGCTACCTAACTCTGAACTATTGCTGATCTTAAAGTTGCTGCTATCGCTTTTGTCCAGACCCAACGCCCACTCCGAAGCTGGGGTTCTAAACCACGCCGAAGCGTCTCCCGTGTTAGTAGAGTTGCTAACCTCCAGCCCCGCTAACGCCGCTGAGTTGTCATGCGAGATTGATAGCTTTCTGGCTGGGGCGGAGGTTCCGATGCCAACATTCGCGTTCGTAATATAAATCTCACCATCAGCCTTACTCCCCTGAATCGCAGGGCGACCAGTTCCACCGCCGAACACTAATCCATAGTCATCATCGACGTTAATGAAGCCAGCGTTTACGGCCAGCTTTGCGTTTGCTCCTGAGCTTGAGAAGTCGGTTATCCCACCGATACCAAGTCCTTCTGCCGAGGAGTCCCAGTAGAGGTCTGAATCAGCACCAAAGCTGCCGCCATCATTAAACTGTATCTGGCCTGTTGATCCTGCTGGGGATGTTGATCCACCACCACCACCTCCGCCGCCGCTTGAGCCACCTGATATACTGCTTTGACTCATACTATTACCCCCGTAAACCAGCAGTCTGCTGAAGATTTTGTTAAAGTTGTGTTTGTAGAGGAGAAAGCAACATACACTCCGCTAGTAAATCTAAGCCCCCTAACGGGAACCTCTAAATAAAAGTTGTCTCCACCCTTCACATAGATCGGATGAATTGATGGGGCAGTACCGTCACTTACAGCACTGGCACTATCGAACACCATAACGTACTGATCGGAAGATGCCTTACAAGAACCGAAAAGCCCCAGCAGGGAACACCCGCTAAGACTAACCTGCAATTCATCATCCCAAGTTGTGTTGCTTACCACCTCGCCTATGTCGGCAATATCTTTTCTAGCCATTAGTCACTCCACGCTTTTTTGATTTGTTTCTTGCTATAGTCGGACTTCCATCTCCCGCCTTTGCATTCTTCAGCATAATAACCCTTGAGAACACCATCTTTCATGTTCGTAGGGTTGGAAGCGTTTCCTGTAAAAGACATTGCCTGTGGCTCCTTCACTCTTGAGTATCCAGCAGGGCATCGGTCTTTGTCCTTGGCGAGTCGTATCTCTTCTATCCTCTCGCCCCTATCATTTTCATAAACATATATCGGCATCTTACACCAATCTGTAAAGCGGAGGGAGCAGGGCTTTTTACTTCCCCACCCCCTCCATTGTTATTGTTTAGGCATACGCGCTCTTAGAACGCAACACCACGAACCAGTTCTCATTAAGAACCTTAGCGGTGTAGTATGCTTTCCAGCCAATCGTGGTGGTCTGGTTGAGTGGATCGCTCTTGTCAGGAGTGTCAGTAATGACAATCGAAGGCGACTTAGGTGACTCACCGGATAAGGCAGGTACACCAAACGCCTGACCACCCATCACGAAGGAGGTGAAGATGTCACCAGAGGCACTGTAAGTACCCTTGGCGGAACTCGAATCCTCGATGAATGGGTTGGTATCTTCGATCACTTTAACTCCGTGGAAGGAGCCGACTTCGCCCTTGAACAAACCTTGGACTGCGCTGTACTTGTGAGCTTCCAGCCAATCAGTGTTGTTCATCAGATCACGGGTCACTTGCGGGGAAGCAACCATAACGTACTGACCGCCAATCTGCGGAGCACGGTTGATCTTCAGGTTAGTCACACTGTCCAACAAGTCAGTTGCGTCAATTTTAGTATTGGCAACCGTGTCGGCAGCTAACTCAGCCCAAGTAGGAGTAGCATCACCACCAGAGTAACGCTTGGTGCGGCTGTCGCTCTCGTCGCTGTCGGTCTTGTTCACCAACTCGTCACGGATAAGGTCATCCATGTAGAGGGCAGCATCTTCGCCATTAGTCTTAATAGCTTGCTGCATGATGTTCAGGAGCGAGGTAGCGTTGAGAACGTCAGTCACGCCGATCACCTGACCGATTTGGTTCAAGGTGGCATCGACGTAGCCGAGCGATAACTCACGGTATGCTGACTTTGCAATCGCATCTCCCTCAGTCAAGTCCTGCACACTGGCAGTAGAAGGCTCGCCAAAACGGAAGAACCGAATGGATTGAGCCCCCGCGTTCTTGGGGAGTGCTGCGGTTTGAGCGAACTCAGCCTTGCGTAAAGACTGAACGGCGTAGTCTAGCAGTTGCTTGCTAAAGTACGTTTGGTATTGATCCGCCATTGTGGACGGATTCGATGTGCTTTGAATAGCCATTGTTTATGCAATAAGTTAATCCATTAGTAGCCTCCTCCTGCATCTACTTCCGCAGCGCGGCGTTGTAGTTCCGCGAACTGTTCCTCCGGTGTTAGTTCGTTAAATGAACGATCACCAGTTGGTGCAGACGGGTCAGAGCCTCCAATGGAGAGTTTTGATTTTAGACCAGCATTCTCTTCAGTGAGAGCGTTGATCTGTTCTTGAAGCGAGGTAGCTGATTCTGCTTTCTGCATATTGGCAACAATGTCTGCCGCATCTATAATGCCGCCTGAATAAGTTGCTAGGACGGGTCGCTCTTGGAGAATCTGGTTAACAGCCTTCCTGAATGTGGAATCTCCTTCTCTTAATTCAGGGTAGGATTTAGCGGCTTCCTCGAAATTAGCGGCCCATTCTTGTTTGAACTGACCTTCATTCTTGGAAACTCTATGATCCTGAGCCATACCTCTGACCTCTTCGGCTTGCTCTCTAGCTTTCTCAGCTAAACGCATTTCACCTTCAAGCTCAAAGTTTCTGGCTGCTGCTTCATAGTCCTCCGCAGAGTTGCCGTCCGAATCAACAAATTCCTCTGGCTTACCTCGGTCATTAAGCGATTGCCTGACTTCTTCAAGCTCCTGCCTTTGCCGTGCAAGCTCAGACTTTTCGTCATTCAGTTTGCGCCAAGAATCGTTAAGCCGTTTTTCAGACTTAGTAGACTTGCTATCTGCTTCACTTTTCAAAGAACTGTCAGGCACTTCTGGAGGCCCAGCTTCTTTTTGCGGTTCAGGTTCGGCAGGTTTCTCCGGTTCCGCTGGCTTCGGCTCAGGTGCTTCAGCTTTAGGTTTCTCCGGTTCGGGCTGACTCTGTTCGTTCCGTCTCTGCTCGATCTCAGCAGTGGGAACTTCAGCAGGGTGCGACCCCTCATCATAACCCGATAACCTGTCCTGTTCCGCAGCCATTTGCTGTAGCTGCTCCAATGTTACGCCCTCTGTTTCTTCACTCATTTTTTATCTTTGTGCATTTTTTCAGATAAGCTCGCACGTTGCCTACCTGTAGTGTGTCTTATAGTTTCGCCTAGGCTCGACACCAGCTTCGGCGTATTCGGGATGTCTTTACGTTTCGAGGTCGCTTGGCTCATCCCCTTCCAAGTCCTCGTAAAGTTCTTTGTTGGCAAGTGACTCTATCGCACTCACACAACCCTTAAAACCATTAGCAAACCCTGCGCTGAAAACAAGGTCTTTTTTATCCTCTAGGCAATAAGACTGATTTCTTATCACCATATTCGCAAGTGTTTTGGAAAACTTCTGCCCTGTATCACTCTCTAGGAATAATAGTAGTTTGACGGAATCTTCCTCTTTCCACTCCGGTTCTTGTGTCCATTGTACCTCTCTGGCAAAGAGCAGCATCGCCCTTATCTTTCTAAACATATCTTACTTCCTTTTCTTAGGTTATCCTGTTTCCACATTGGCTTTAAGTTACTGAAGTGCCAACAAGCTTCAAATTCTTTTTTATTAGATTGATCGTGAGCACATACTGGAATGTGGTGGTCAACGTGCCAGTGAGTGCCATAGTTCTTCCAAGTCATCCCTCTCTTAAATTGAACTTCAAGGTGCTTCAGGAAATGTTCCCTACTACAACCTAGTGTCTTTTCGGCTATCTTGCTTCTACCTTTTATTACCCTGCTTATCCTGTTTCTAAGGTTTGCTATAATTCTTAGGGCAGGGTTGCTAAGGAAAGCCTCTTTTCTTTTTTGGCTTATTATCTCCTTATACTTACTTTTGTAAGCCTTCTGCTGCGCTCTTATCTTTTTTCTGTTTTTCTTGTAATATTCCTTGCCTCTCTTCCTATGCTCTTCTTTATTCTCTTGGTAATACTGTTTATACCACGCAGCTATCTTTTTCTTATTTTTCTTTGCGTAGGCTTTTCTGGTTTCAGGGTAATTATCTTCTCTACTGTTGTTGGATTTGTTCGGCATCAGGAGCCCCCATTACCTGAGCCTGACGATCCATAGCTAATGATTCAGCAGACTCAGCGAGTTGTTTTCGTAGCTGTCTTGCTGCATTGGTATCAACCTGCTCGTATGCATCAAGTAGCTGGCTTATCCTTTGAACGACTAGTTGTTGGGTTGTTTGAGATATGGCATCATTATCAGCCATCTTATTGTCTAAGTAACCTACCAGTGTGGCGATCCGAACTTCAAAGTCCTCGTCACCACGCACCGGAACTGGCATTCCCACCTCCATAATTCCGATGTTGTTAGCTTCCTCAAGAGATTCTGTTTGCTGCTTAAACTGCGGATCAATGTACATCCTGCGAACCAAAGACGGATCGTCCAGTTCCAGTATCGAGCGATCCAACTCAGCTTGGTTGATGTAGGGTGAGCCAGCGAATAACTGCTTACGCCCCATAGCTTGCTGTAGTTTGAGTGCTCGGTTTTGGCTATCAGGCCCACCTTTAGGTTCTATCACATACTCACCGAAGAATGCGTCAGGTTCCAGTTGCCCGTTATCTTCACGGTATCGGAACTCCAAGTCCTCTTTCTTGTACTGTAAGTATAGCGACCAAGACTGACGGTATAGAGAGCCAAGCGACAGACGGAACACGCGAGCCCGTAAGTCATTGGACTCTGCCATAAGCCCACTAATAGCATTGATCTCTGTGGCAGTTCGTCGATCTCCTTTACTGCTCATCGAGTTAACACCAAAGTCAGGCATACCGATCCGCTGCTCTGCAATGAACCGAGTAGTCTCAATCTCCTGATCGAAGCTGATAGGAGGCTGGGCCATCTGCACTGGTGCTAATCCAACTGGTAGAATTTGGGCTGGGGAAAGGCGAATGTTGCTACTGTTGGGTACATCCCTGTCCGACTTGAACATGGGACGATTGTACAGCGTCATCGCATCGTGTTTGTCATTCCACATCTTACATAGAGATGCTTCAAACGGGGCAATGATTTCGCATACCCCGCGAGGAGAGAACCAGCCCTTATCTTTAATCTCATAACTGAAGTCTACAAACGGATACTCTCCGTGATTGTAGTCGAGTTCCATTGGTGGACGTACATCCATCTCAGGAATCTCAGGGCAGAATGTTTCTACGATCACCTTGCCCTCGCTCTTGTGGTACACCTCCCAGAGAATAATGCGGCTCATATCTGAGGAGTAGTTGATTCCTTCTCGTCGATAGGTTGTGACCTCCTTCTCCGCGCTATTGCCAGCTTTATATCTCTTGGATTGTACTAGCTCCACATCCACGCCTGAGTATTTCGGGTCGTTCTCGAAAGCCTCAACACTCATCTGCATGATGTGAACCACCCTCTCGGAGTCTTGAAGATTCTTAGTGCGGTCTGGCACTACGACCATCATCGGGTCAATCGCATCGTACCTTACCTGCTTCTTGTCTGAGTCCCAGTAGACCTTGATAACTGAACGGCCACTCATTAGTCCGTGGTCAATCCATGTAAGGCACTCAGTTAGGAAATTGGTTTTCTCTTTGGTGTGGTAATCGAACCACCGCTCGGCTGTTACAGTCATGCCGTTGTCCTGCTGGCGCATAGGAACGAACGAGGCAATCGTATCCATACCCACAACCTGCATATAGTAGAACGGCTTCAGTCTCTCGATAACTGAGTCGGCTAAGGGGAAGTGCAGGTCACTGGCGTTACGCCAAGGTTTGTTCTTACGGCGCAGCCCATTGTGGCGCATCTCATACCACAGCTTTTGTCGTGTCTCCCAGCGGGAGCGATCTTGTATGTCTACGGTGATGGAGTCACTTAGTTCCTGTCTATCAATCATCTTGTTTCCTTAGTTGGTACTCTAAATCGTTTATTGAGTGAAGTGCCTCTCTGGCCCATCGCTTCACATCATCCCCTGATTCCTTTACAGAATTAAACTCAGGCATCTCTGTTAGACGCTTAACATTGCCTTCTGGCAACCTAGTAGTCGGTAGCGGTCTGAGGCTACTGCAACTGGTCGTTAATATGATCAGCAGTATGCTTATGCACTTTAGCGGCATCTTGTTCCTTTATTTCTTTTTTAGTAGCTGCCCTGTTATTAAGCCACCACAGCCAGATTGATAACCCAGCCCCAGCTATGCCTAAGATTCCTTCTATGTATCCCATCGTTAGAGTACGGTACTTTGTTTCAAGGGCTCCCAGAGAGAGGTGCGAGCCGTTACGGAATCTCTCCGCACACCATACGCACCGCACTGTAGGAATTACTATTAGCATAAACGGAAAGATTCAAGTTTCTTATGTATCGGATATTTCGTTTCGGAGAAAACCCCTGTCTGTAAGAAAACTATTTTACCCTTTCTCCACTTTCTCCGAGGTTCTCCAAAATACTCACACTAGAATATAGTAGAATAGATTAGAGTAAATTAGATTATATTATCCTCTATAGTTTAGTCTCCAGAGGAGCTTAGAAATGTTAGCAGCAGTAGTATCAACCCATTCCTCCTCGGAGCATTTATCTATAGACGGGTACTCTGCGTGTAGGCATTCATGTATCAATACCTCCAGCCTGTACCGCCCCTTGAGTTTGGGGCTTATAGTTATGGACTTCTCCTTTTCCTTCGGCGGGTTATCCGAATCACAGCACAGCCCGTCTATGTCCTGTATGTGTATGTCAAACTTACCCGTACTAAACTGATGTGTCCTTACGCCCATTATCCAGCATCCATTCCTCCCACGCCGTGAGTGACACTGTATCCATCCCCCTCGTCGGGCCAGATCAGATCAAACACATTTTGCCGCCCGTGCTGTACAGTTGGGTTGTTGATGCCCCCGCAGGTTAAGGCTCCCACAACCGCATCCCCTCTGTCCGGTGAGTTGATGCCACGGGATTTCATATCGTCCTTACTCTCCAGCATTAGCTTACCCTTACTGTTCGTCTTACCTAATCTGGTGGTAAGCTGCTCAATAAGTAAATCGTCCTCCGGCAGTATAGCCTCTGCCTTCTCAATTATACGGGCTGACTCATACCACATCTCAGCCCCTCGGTTCCCATAGTGTCTATCGTCATAAGCCTTAGAACCATTGTTCACCCTATTAACTGCCCAGCCAGCTTCAGCCAGAGCGTCACACATAGGTATGCCCAGACCTCCAGCGTCAGCGTATATACAGCTTGGGTCTAGGTCTGCCTTCTTAAACTCCACAATAAACCTACCCACAGAGTCCATAGTGTTACGCTCCTTCCAGCATTTCAGCGGTAGAATCTCATTACCCTCACGGATACATAGCACATTCTCGTCACCCCCAGCAGCGAAGTCACAGAAGGCTACCCGCTGCCCTGTCCTTTTCTGCGGGGGATTCTGATAGCAGAACTGTAGGGTGTTATACGGTATAACCAGATTCTCAGAGCCCAAGTCCATGAACTCCCCGTATATCATAGACCGAATCAACGGATGCTCTATACCCCACTTCTCTGTCTGCTCATCAATCCACGACTGCGGTATATGTGGACAGTCAAATGCAGTCACACTATGAGTTTTCCAGAAACTAGCCTCTTTCGTGAATGCTTTGTAGAACGCACCCTGCGGACCACCGGGACTTGACATCACTAACAGTCTGCTTGGTTGGCAACGAGCGATAGCTTCATATATGGAATCAGGCACAGTCTTAGCCTCATCAACTATCATCAGCAGGTTATCTGTCGGCCCCTGCCTGTGCCAGCCCTCAAACTTACCCGCATCATTCGTACTAAACCCAATCGCCCTGCTGCCATTGCTGAACTCTAGCTCGTTACTGGTCACTCTCCAGCCATCCCCTAGGTTCGCAATGTACTTACGCAGGTTCGGCCATAGCTGATCCTCCACCTGACGCCATACCCCAGCCGTCGTAATGGTCAAACTCTGCGGGAATCTTATCATGTGCCACAGAACCGCGCTTGCTGCGACGAGAGAGGTCTTTCCTGAGCCGTTTGCGGCCTTCATGGCTACACGGGCCTCCTTGAAATTAAGATCGCTTAGAACGCGTTTCTGCCACTCATACGCCTTTAGCCCTAGGAATAGCTCTGGAAAGTTCTCCAGTTGGGCTGCTCTCTCCACGATTGTACGCTTTGTGAGCTTCTTTTCGCCCTTTTTGGCTACCTTAGACTGTACAGCATTGGTGATTTTACGGGAAACTTTGGTACTTCTCAGGGGTTTCTTTAACTTTAGGGCCACTTTTTTGGTGCTCCGATAATTTGAGGTGGGTAGATAGTAACTATACCGTGCCGTTGGGGGTGGTATCCCCCCGTGGTGTCACGCGTTCGGGTGCGGATTGCAGTGCTTTTAACAACTCCGGCGACACCGTGCCCTGCGTTTCCGATTTAATTTCCTGTCGATCCGTTTTATTCCATTGACCGTGGCGGCGTTCGAGGATCGCAATGGCCAATTTCCCGTCACGTTGGGATGCGGCAGTGGCGAGGGCGACGAGGTGATGCTCATGGTCAGCGGTTGCTTTGTCTATCCGCAATTTCAGAGCGGGATACATACGCACCCATTTCTCAACCTGCGGCACGGATAACTCCACGAATTTCGCGGCGGATTGGACGGAGAGTCCCTCGCGGATCACATCGCAAAGCTGGTCGATCTTTTCCTCGGGAACGGGCGGGAGTTTGGTTGGTTCGGCGATTTTAGGCATCTGGGGATTTATTTCAGTTGGTGGCGTATGTATATGTGTAGAGGGACAGGGAGTCAACTCCAAACCTCGGATGCAGTCGCGTCGACAAGCGTGGCGGGTCATCCCCTCGCATTGCGGGACACTCAAGTCCATCCTGAAGCGAGGCAGCGTGTAGGTTTCCACGAAAAAATTATTAGTTGAAACAGAGAGCCACTTCGGTGGGCGCGTCATATCAGGCGTGCGCGGCGTGGAGCGGGTCAGAGAATCAATAATCTGATCGCAGCTAAGAAACGCCACTCGCCTCTCATCTGGGTCACTGGCCTTAATCTAATCAAGAAAAAGGAAAACCAATGATAACAGAACAAATCAACCTGAACGGAATAGAAACACCAAAAGCAACAGCCAAGCCGAAAGCTCCAAGCAAGACGGCGGTTAAGAAAGCAGAGAAAGAAGCAGCCAAGAAACAGGCAGCAGAAGAGTTGCAGATTCAGATGAACCTCAGACAAGAAGAGGTAAGTCGCTGGCATCGCAACAATCAATACTCACCTTGGCCTGAGTATCCGCAAGGAAAGCGCAAGGAAAACGGTGAGATCAAAGAATACATCCAGCGTATCAAGCGCAAGTAAGTAAAAAACCAATCCGGTCAGTGATCCAGATGAGAGGTTGAACACCTTTCTTCAAGGCATCGGTGAGCCTCAATCACCATAACAAACTAATAAGAGAGTAGATACTATGGAAAAAGTAACTAAGAAATCAGTCCGTAAGGCAGAGTTGTTCTTCGATCCCAAGCTAAATAGCAACGGTGAGGCGAGTGGCGATGGCTTAGGTTTACACACTGCATCACTTCGTGGTCTAGAAAAGGACACCTTAACTAAGGCTCTGAATGGTGCAAAGATAAACAATGTAGTCATGCGCGAGGTCACTTACAAGT